GTCAGATTTGTCATCCCAGTCGGATTCATTTTTCACCTTTCAGGCAGCAGCGCGGCTCCGATGTCGCCGCTTGTGCATGTTTTTTAGAAACGCGCGCCTTGCCTTTCCCTCACTCCCTCTTCTCATTGCCGCTCCCTGCCCTTCCAAAGATCCCTCTCCCTGTCCAGGGAGAGGGCAAGCGCGCCTGACGCGCGCGGGTGAGAGCAGCCGCTACATTACCTTTTAATCGCTCACTCCGTTCGCTCTCCGCACGTCGCAGACTGCTTAGCTCGGCTCCGCTTCGCTTCGCCTGGTGTTTACATACTCAGTGTCCAGGTGCCTGAATAATTCCCCGTCCCGCTGTAGGGAAACGCGGGCACAACCACGTGCGCAATCATCGGCGTCGGCGCCGTATGCATCGCGACCAGCGTCCACACTGCAGTGCCGTCGTTGGTGGTCGAATTGAGGGTGGCCGCCCAGGCCGGCGCGCTCGCGCCAGTCGTTCCCGCCGTAGTACAGCGTTGAATATTGCCGTTGGAATCAACGATCAGATTGCCGATAACTTTCGCTGTGCCGGCCGCCCACGCCGGATTGGTCGTGCCGATCGCCGCGGGCAGCGTCGCGGCGCCGGCGAACAATCCCAGTTCGGCAATCGTCATGCCGTTCGCGCCATAGTCAGTCGTGAGGAGTGAATAATTGAACAGGACACTCCCGCTCGCGACGCCGCCGCTCGGTCCGATCGTGTGCGTGCCGACGGCGTTGTAGTACTTTGGCGCGGCCGTGAGGTCGGTATCGGTAACAGCAGGCGCCGCGGCGCCCGAGCCGAAGCCCACTGCGGCGGCGATCTCGCCCGCCGTAACTCCGGAGATTAAACTCGCGAGCACCGTCAGTCCGGCATTGACGAAGAGATTGTCGCGTTCCCACAGGAGTTTGCCGCGCTTATAGAGGCGCACCGTTCCATGCGGCCTCCGCCCGCGGCGCATCGCGTATTCCATCCGCTCAAGCAGTTCGTTCATCAGTTCTCTCCGGGATTCGTGAAACCTTTGAAAAGGTTTCACACTTCGAAACTTTCACCTTTCAGACATGCGGGCTTCGCCCTGTTAATACTCGGCACGGAGAAGACGTGTTTGCTTCGCTTCATTAGTGTCTACCCAATCGCTGAAATGGCCACTCCATTGACCACTACGCCCGAGTCGACGACATGCGGCTGGGTTGCCCCATAGGTCAGTGAGATACCGTGGTAATATCGCCGGTTGTGCAGCGCGATGATCGTCTTGCTGTCGCTGACCGGCCACGCCGGCGCGAGGATGAGGTCGCCCGGCGCGGGAAGCAGCAGATCGACCTGCGAGAAGATCGAAACCACTGAGTCGCCGGGCGCCGGAATCAGCACGTCGGTTATCGGCGGCAACGTGAAATAGACTGAGTCGAGCCACGAACGCACCGGCTTGAAAAAGTTCACTGCGGCGATGATCCGTGTCACGTCGTTCACGCCGACGCTCTGATTCGCCGTCAGCGCTATCAGGACGCGAAACACCGCCCAACCCTGACTCGCGGGATACTGCGTGCCGCCCCAACTCGATTGCCCCTCGAGCAGCGTCGCCGTCCATCCGAGGGCAGCCAGGGCGGTCTTGATTGCGTACGGCGTGCCGAGCGTGCGATGTAGCGGGATCGCCTGCTTGAGCAGCGCGCGCAATTCGCCGAAGTTGGTCGTCACGCTGGTGCTGGAATCGGTTAGCGTATCGATATTCGTCAGCGTGTCGATATTGGTCAGCGCGTCCCAACTGCTCGCGGTCTGCGCCGGCGCGAGCAACTGCCATTGCGGCGCGAGCATGTCGAACTGCCAGGCCATCGGAATCACCGCCGAATCGATCAACGAATCGAGGCGATAGACGAGCAGCGGCGTCAAGTCGATATGCCCGACACGCGCAATCAGCGCCATCAGCGCCTTCGTGCGCACATCGTTGATCGCCGGCGATGGAGATAACTCAGGCACGATTAATCACTCAAACGTGAAACCCCTTTGAAAAGGGTTTCACACTTCCCAAACTTTCAACTGATGCGGGCTCCGCCCTGTTAATATCCGTTTTCATTTCAGAGTATTCACAGGGCGAAGCCCGCATCACAGGCTAAAGCCTGTGCCACTTCTGGAAAGGTGAAAGTTTCGAAGTGTGAAACCTTTTCAAAGGTTTCACATCTTTTCCCTTCTCTGCGCATTAGCTGTGCTCCGTGCCGGTCACGAAGATCAGCGAGATCGCCGTGCAGTTTGCCCACTGGCCGGTCGTGAGCGGCGTGTAAACCGGCGCCGTGAGCGCCACGCGATAGACGCCCGACGTGGTCAATGCGGCGATAATTTCCTCGGGTACGATATCGCGCTGGATCCGCGACGCGAGGTTGATCGCGAATTGCACGGCTGCGTTCTGCACCAGGTTCTGAGTAGTCACCGGATCCGCATCGGAGTATAACGTCACCGTACCCACTATCGTGTAATCAACTTCGGTGACTGCGAGCACCGCGACCGTATCGGTCAACGGACGCACCTTGTCGGCCGACAGCGCGGCCATTGTTTTGGCGAGCAGCGCGGAGTTCGCGATTCCTGTACTATTCGGCGAGGCGGCCGGCTGCTGAGTAATCGGCCCGGTCAGGATATACACATTGACCGTGCCCGGCTGCGGCGACGATACCAGCACATCGATAATGCCGGGGTCCGCGCCCAGTGCGAAAAAGCGGAAGGCGCCGGCCGGACCCGCCACGCTGAACTGATTGGGCGCGGCCTGAATGCGCGTGCGCAGATGGGCGTCCGTCTCGGGCGCCGCACCGCCTCCGGTCACCGTCGTATTACTTACTGCAGAAATCTGCACGTTCGGATTGAGCTGTACACTGACTAGTCCCACCGCATAGCCATTGCCGATCGTTCCCGGAGTCGTGCAGACTGCGGCGACCGAGCCTGACGTCGCACCCGCCGCAATCGTCAGCGCGGCGCTGGTCGCAAATGCCACCTGGCCGTCCTGCGTGCCGGCGAGAGTACCGGCCGGAATCGTAATCGGCACGGTGAGCGCGGCATTAAGCGTGAATTGCAGCGTGGTTAATGCGCCCTGGGCATTGAGACGCGTCACGCCGAGCAGCTGGCCCAGATAGTCAATCATGGGGAAGCTCGAGAACGCCAGAAGGCTCTGCAGTCCCGTATTCTGGATCTGGTTGCGCACCAGCGACTCGCGAAAGGCGTACAGGTTGATGAGCAATCGCTCGACCTGCGCCGGCTGCAGCGTGCGCCCTGCGAGGTTCTGGAACGAGCTGACCATGTCGTTGAGGATCGCGTTGGGGTCGAGCCCGTCGGCGTCGGCGACGAACACCGGAAGCGGTAACGGCATCAGGCCGGTGAGCGGCGGCGCCGTCAGGGGATTTATAACTACCAGCGTCCATCCGCCGGTGCCGTCCGGTGTGAAGCCGGCAAGGGTCGTTGACCAATTCGGGAGAGCCGCGCCGGTAGTGCCATCGGCGCCGGTCCATTGCTGGACATTGTTGTTCGCGTCGACAATGACCTTCTGCGCCGTGACCGGCGCATTCGGCGACCATGTAGGGTTGACAGCCACGTTTTATACTTTAAGCCTCGTGAAACCTTTGAAAAGGTTTCACACTTCCCAACTTTCACCTCTCAAAGATGCGGGCTTCGCCCTGTTAATACCCATTCACCGCAATCTCCCTGGAATAGTAATCGTCACGGGATTTGGATCGCCCGAGTTGAGCTTCAATTGCCATACGATCGTAATCTGCATATGAGCGTTGCGATTGGCCGAGGCGTCGTTGCCCACCAGTCCCGTGCGCACCGACAACAGCCGGATGCGCGGTTCCCACAGGGTTATCGCTTCGGTTATCTCGCGCGCGATCGCCGGAATCGCCGCCTGAATCGGGTAATCGATATACTGCCAGATGTCGGCGCCGAAGGTCGGACGCAACGGATCCGCCCCTTTTGGCGTTCCCAGAATAATCGCGATACATTGATTCACGTCGGCGACGCCCTGCACGACACTGCCCAATCCGGCCGCCGCCGCCTGACTGACCGACGAGCTGTCGAGCATCAGCGACCAGTCCGCCGACTGTATATCCGCAGGTGTTATCGACCCTCCCGGCATGTTTCACCCGACATTCATAATTTCAGCCGCATCCGCGCATTGTGGCTGTCTACTAGGCTGCTGTCTGATTCTCCGAGTATTAACAGGGCGGAGCCCGCATGCCTGAAAGGTGAAAGTTGGGAAGTGTGAAGCCTTTTCAAAGGTTTCACGTGGTTGTTTCTTCATCTTGGGTCTTAATCTCTAACCGCTCGCTGCGCTCGCTGTGCGCACGTCGCAGACTCCTTTGTTCGGCTCCGCTGCGCTCCGCCTAGTGCTACGCCATCTGCTGAGTCGGCGCGCTGGTGTTGCCGCCCTGCGGGTCCGGATGCGTATGGCTATTGTAGGTATTTATAATTCCGTTGACCGAATCGTTATGGCTACTCGTCACCAGGTTGATATTCCCCGCCGCCGTGAGATTGATATTGCCCGAGGCGTCGATCTGAATCGTCGCGCCGTTCGCCCGGATGCTCATCGTGCCGCCCGCCGGCAGCGTGACTGCCAGCGCATGCGAGCTGCGGTCATAGTCGAAGGTCGCGCCGTCCTTGAACGTCCAATGGTATTTGTCGGCTGAGGACGCCGGCGGCTTATCGATGCTCGAATAGATCGCGCCCAGCACGGCGCCATCCTCGAAATGCTCGTCCATCAGGCATACGACCATCTCGCCG